AAGCATCTGCATCCGGAACTTGAATACGCTCCGCTACTTCATCATCATTCATACAAGTAAGAGGGGAGTATTCTATTTCCCTCTCATCATCATACATAACTTTAGCAAGACGGTCATATACAGCCACCACTTTGTTACCCTATAGGCTTTTTATCCTATAGCTCTTACACTTGTTATTTGTGTAAGGTCAGCATATCTTTTTACCATATTCAAATAAAAATTCCTTTAACTGCAAATCTGTATTATTCTCTTTTCCGTATATCATATGAAAAACAATATGGCAATCCTGACAAAGTGTTATTCCGTTAGAAACATCATATCTCAAATTTATATTATCATTCCAATTAAAAATATGATGAGCTTCTATTCTTACAGAATGCCCCTTACCACTTTTATCGCCACAACATTGACACGTATATTGATTTTTAGAAAACACTTGTTTTCTCCAATCTATATATTCACGCGTAGCTCTTTCGTTTCGGTGGTATTCAACACCGCCCTTCCAACAGGGATTATCTTCGCCATATTTTATTTGAGTCATCACAAACGACTTTACCCCATATTTTTCAAGACAGGTTTGAATCACCTTTTCATATATCTCTGGATTTTGAGTAGGCACTCTAACTCCATATTTTTTAATATTGGTGTTAGCTATTTTACTTTTAATTTCTTCACTTTCAAAAGGATTTTCACAACCATATTTTTCAAGATTAGTTTCTTTTATCCTGTCCTTTACTTCTTCTAAACAAAATACACTTGACACTCCGTACTTAGTCATTGATGACTCTTGTATTTTCTTCTTTCTACATAGTTTACAACAATCCTTGTGTATAAGTGATTTTTTGTTTTCGAGTATATAGTTACACCAATGTTTTTGATACACGTTTTTACAATAATCACACTCAACATCAACCATTACTGCACTTCCGTCGGTTAGGTCATTTACATTTACAGCGAAACTATCTTTCATTTTAGTAAATTCATACCCTAAATCAACATAGTGCTTTTTGATTTTTGAGTTCCATTTTATCATTACAGTTTTAGTTATTAACATAATCTCACTCCCCTTTTGTAATTGAAGTAAGACGGGCGGTGTCTATCCGCCAAATCTAATTTAAATTATTTGATTTTAGGTAGCGCGGACTCTTGGGAAGATTATATTCCATAATTGGTTTCACTTCCTATGCGTTGCCTGTGACTATTTTTTTACAAATAGCCTTCCAGTCTGATTCGCGTTTCAGCGTCCCAGTTTTCTTCCGCACTCATTATTTAATATGTTTCCATATTAAACGGCATTCCTACCAGCGTTTCTCATATCAAGAACAATATAATCGGCTTCAAAGTCCTCAAACAACTGTCTTATTCTTAAAGATTGCCTATCTATGTCTCCACCTTGAATACTTTCAATATAGCAAACTTGTCTACGATAACCTTTGTTTATTTCTAAACTCTTATCCGCTAAAGTGTGTGTCGTGCTTTCTGGCAAAGCTCTTATGCAAGTAAAAATACTGTTATCATTCTTATCATTTGTAACAAATGCCATATCACAAGCAATCACTCTAACTTCACCGTTTTGTTTTGGAATAGCATAAGGGTTCTTTTTATGAGCAAGAACATCTTCTGCCTTGCGCGGATAAAAAGCTCTTTGTAATCTTTGCTGAGTTGAAAGTTCTTTGTAATTAAAGAAGGCACTTGTATTTTCTTTAACTCTCTCATTGAGATACTCTATTCGCCAAGACAAATTATCAAGTTTCTTTTTTTCAAGTTTGAGTTGTTTCTTCGTCTTTATCTTGTGTTTAAGAACAACCGATAAATCAAATGCCATTAAACACTGACTTTGATTATCCAACATTTGCTTAAAGGCTTCCTCGGCAATATCCCACATTGGCTGTCCACTATCCAACCAAGACGAGGTAATGTAAACATTCTTAGGTTCTTCTTCAACTTCTGGTATGTCTGCATAGTCTGCTAACTGCCTAAATCCTACATTTCTAATGTGCTGAAAAGGAGAGAGAACACTATCGTCAATTTCTTTCTTTAGCATACGCGATTCTTCCCTGATTAATAACGTAGACCTCTCACCTCTGGCATTTTCGTTAGCACATACTACCGTTATGGTACTCCCGTTTTGAAATGTCAAAACAAGGTTATTGTTGGTGCGTTTAGAACCAACAATTTCCGATCTCAGAACAGGGGACATCCTGCATAGTTCACCCTCAATTTTCTTGGTAATGATTAACTCCGCCTGTTTAAGAGTAGCAGATGCAATAACTACCTCGCTACGGGGATAGAGTATGCAATGGCAACCGGCGTATAAGCCTATAATGAAAGACTTCGCAATACATCTTGAACCAACTGTATTGAATAAATCGACTACCCCAAGCTCGTAAAGCATTACTTCCTGATAAGGATATAACTTTATTCCAAGATAATCCGTAGCACATCTATTCATGTTCCGCCTAAAGAAAGTTATCCATGCAATCGTATTTATAACTCTCTTTGGACTACTCAAATAGTGTGTAGAAGGGAACTTCTGATAGAGTGCCATTTGGTTCTTATCCGCATATTCACTCATCTTCATTTTCTTCACCTATATTAAACTCTGGATCTTGTTTATTATCATTAAACTCTAAATTACGAAGTGGTCTATAAACGTGACGTTCAAGATATTCTCCGATACCATCAAAATCCTTAAATAACGTTTTGTCTTTATAAAACTCCTCTGGTGTATACTGTGCGATAATTGCAGCATTTACGCCAAGCGGATTGTCATTGCTCTTATCTTCCTCTTGTACGGTTTTTAAACCTGCCGCTTGAAAACTATCACGATACAACTTGGTAAGTTTATCATAATTTGCAATATCATTTGCTTTAATAGCTTTTGTTTGCAGAAGCTTAGTAGTACAAAGATCACGAATAAATATTTCTCCATTTGAGTCCACGTTAGGATTCTGTTTCTTCAACATCTTATAATGTTCTTCAAGAAATATCATATCATCCTTGCTTACGCCTTGCCACCTGTCAAACATAGCTTTGGTGATACGTTCACCCTCCAAAGCAAGATTTTGCATATCCTCTACGGTATCTATTGCATCACCTTGTTGCTCTGCTAAATACGTATCATAAGTTTTGCCAGCGTGTTGTTGCAAATTGATTTGCCTTATATAAGTCTTAATTCTCGACCTGCTTGCATCTTCTTTCTTTACACTTCCAAGAATTTGCTCATTAAAATATATATCGAATTTCATACATATTCTCTTAATGGCTTCGTCTTGTGAACCAAGCATTGCTGCATATTGTTCAAGCATATTATCAACGCAATTACAACAGACATTTAGATAATGGTTATTGCCATTAAAAATGGGGGACTGGCTATATGAAAAATTTGTTGCTTGCTTCTTAAATCGCCTACCGCAGCAAGAGCATAAAAAAGGATATTCAAATCTATGAATATCTTCATCACTTGCATTTATACTTCTGAGTTTTGTAATCGATTTTTCATCAAACTTAATTTCTTTAAGCCCTGATTTGTTTTTGGCAGACAAGCTGCCTTTCGGTCTACCTGCCATTATATTATTCCTCCTTAATTCGATGTCTTTCCATAAAAACCATCACATTTCACAACATAGTTGCCATTGCAATAGTTCTTGGTCATATCTCTATTTGCGGTTTCACCACATTTAGGACATAATTCGTGAGGATTATACTCACTTATTTTCTTGTCTACCTCAAACTTATTATCGCAGTTTGGGCAGACATAATTATATATTGGCATATCTTTCCTCTTTTCATAGTATTGGTGCGCCGTCTAACTTCATGCAGTCAGACAACACAAAAGCCCCGACTATCGGGGCATTAAGGAGGAAATAAAAATTTGAAGTTGTCTAATAAAATGGGGGTTCTATTTTATGAGAATGAACTACCCGTCGTCTAAAGCCAACGGGCTTCTCGCTCAATGGTCTGACCAAGACCAAGTATCAACGAGCTATCCCCGTAGTCCCTACGGTTCTTCTATTTTAAAGTCAAAATACATTATCAAAAATCTGCGATTCGATTTTGAACGGCACAACTTTTGCGTGTAAAGGCAGAGTAAACTCCTTTGCGCTATACTCTACGAAATACACACCGTCATCCACATATGCAGATTCATCATTTAAAGCCTTTTCGCAAATGATTTCACCATTAGCAAACAAAGTTATGAGCGTATTGCCATCATACTCCTTAACGCACTGAACATCTGCATAAGCTTCATCTGTGAACTCGCCACGCATAGCAATGCTATTTCCATTAATAGTAAAAGTGTTAAGTAACTGACACACACCAAGCGCATCCTGCCAATTCACGATAAGGAACGCAACTCCGTTTTCCATAGCGGAGCGTACAAACTCAGATGTGAAGTCCTCATATCTATCATATTTCTTGCAAATAGATTCAGATATAATCACTTAGTCCACCACCTTTATTATGCCATCAAGGACAAAATCTTCGGGAACTCTGCTGCCGATGGCGGATATGTCTATGATATATGCGCCTTCACCCTTTGCAACAAAGCCACTGTCGAGAATAGCTTTCTGACACCAGATGTCACCTTCTTCTCCGTAAGTCAGAAGCCACGGATCAGCGTAGCCATCCCAATCTTCACGATTGAGCTGAAAGTCCTCAATATAGGTATCAGGCATAGATATAATAAGCTTTGCTATTTCTTTTGCATTCTCATAATCGGTGACAAGTGATACGCGCTCGCCCTTGCTATGAGCCTTGAGCATTTTTGCAAATACTTTTGTGGTATTCATGTTATTCT